ACCAAGCTCTAATGCGTTTAGGAGTAAATTACGAAGAAGAGTTTGCCTGTGATATGGATAAGTATGCACGAGACACATTCATCCACAACTATGGTGAGCCTAAATACTATCCAACCAACGTATATGAGCGAGAGATTCCATCCAAATCACTTGACATCTATATGACTTCACCGCCTTGTCAAGCGTTTTCTATTTCGGGAAAAAGACTTGGTAAGGATGATAAACGAGGAGTATTATTCTTTAACTCACACGAGTTCATCCAAGTAAACAAGCCGAGATTTTTCATATTCGAGAACGTCAAAGGTTTACTATCGGATGATGGCGGTAGAACTTTTCAAGAGTGGGTAAATATGCTTGGAGGTAAATCAGTGAACGGAGTGCCAGTTTTATTCCCTAATCATAATTCAGTTCCTTACCATTTATATTGGCAAGTTCTTAACGCAAAGCATCACGGAGTTCCGCAGAATCGTGAGCGAGTATTTTTGATTGGCATTAGAGATGATGCTGATAACCGCTTTCAATTCCCAAGAGAAGAACATTTAACCAAGAAATTAAAAGATATATTAGACAAATTTGTTGATGATAAATACATTTTATCAGATGAGGCGATAGATAAGTTTATATACAAACCAAATTATTTACTTGGAGAAAATGAGACGTCTTTAATTCGATGGGTAAATGCAAAAGATGGTGCAATAGAAGATGTAATTGCTCCTACTTTAAGAGCTAATTTATTTAGATCTGGTGTTCAAAATATGCCTTATACAAAAATAAAATCAGCAACTCAAAAAGGTTATGAAGAAGCTACAATAGGTGATTCAATAAACTACACTTTTCCAAGTAGCAAAACACGAAAAGGAAGAGTAGGAAAAGGAGTAGCACAAACTTTAGACACGGCTTGCAATCAAGGAACATTAGACGGCTTTAAAATACGCAGACTTACACCAAGAGAATGCTTTCGACTAATGGACTTTCCCGATATATTTACTTGGAAAGTGAGCGACTCACAAGCATATAAGCAAGCAGGAAACTCCATCGTTGTTAATGTACTTTACAAAATCTTAAAACAACTGCCTTTATGAGATGCAAGAACTGCAAGGAGAAGTTTGAACCTATCCGCTTTAATCATAAATACTGCCTGAAAGACGAATGTGTCCGTGCTTTTGTAGCCGAAGCCAAAGAGAAGCAATGGAAGCAGACTAAAACACGAATGAAAGCCGATTTAGAGACCGTGCAAGACATCGTAAAGGCTGCTCAAATGGTATTCAACAAATACATCAGGGAGCGAGACAAAGACGAACTATGCATCTCCTGTAAGCAGAAACCAAAGAAAGAAAACGCAGGACATTTTTGGAACGCTAACAACCATTGGAACGTAAGATTTGACGAGGATAACGTTCACCTGCAATGCGAGAGGTGCAATAGTTTCTTATCAGGCAACCTAATTGAGTATAGAGCTAACCTGCTAACTAAAATCGGAGCTGAAAGATTCAATCAACTTGAAGCAAGAGCAAGAGTTACACGGAAGTTTACAAAAGACGAATTGAAAGAAATAATTAAAACCTACAAAAACAAGATTAAAAATGTTTAAAGTAAAGGTATCAGATGAGATTATAAACCATTGCCGTGAATGCGTAGAGCATACTAATTTTGGTATGAGAAAAGAAGCCAACGGAAACAAGGAGCAACAATTAACTGGTATCATAGGTCAAAGCGTTGTGATGGATTTGTTCGAATGTGGATACATAGACCCTAATGGCGGTTTTGATGGAGGTGTAGACTTGGAGTTTATGGGATATAGAATTGACGTAAAGACTATGGGTAGGACTACTGATGCCAAACCGACATACACAAACAACTTCCTTAAACTTCAAGACTACCTGAACACGGACATTTATTTATTTTGTAGTTACAACAAAAATACTCAAGAGCTTACTATTTGCGGTTGGATAGATAAAGACGAATTTAAAACCAAAAGAACATACTATCCAAAGGGAACTACTCGAACACGAACTGATGGAACTACATTTGATTTATTCGCTGATACCTACGAAATAGACAACAGTCAACTCAATGACGCAAGTAGTGATTTAGATTTGAAAATACAATTGATAAAAAAATATAAAAAAAGCTTGCAGAATTAAAATAAGTATTATATTTGCATATAACAAAATAACACGCTATGAAAAGTTTACTAAAAGTTCAGGCAGAACTAAAATGCCCAAAAGGTTCTTTCAACTCGTTTGGAAAGTACAAGTACCGAAGTGCCGAGCAGATTCTCGAATCACTCAAGCCGCACCTACTCGCAAACGAACTAATGTTATTCCTTACTGATGAGATTGTAGCAGTAGGAGACAAGCTATTTTTAAAGGCTACGGCAAGTGTTTGGGATGCCAAAGGAGCAAATGTACAAACGAATGGTTTTGCAGAGCTTGGAGAACACAAAGGAATGTCATCGGAGCAATGCACTGGCACTGCATCAAGCTACGCTCGTAAGTACGCTCTCAATGGTTTGTTCTTAATTGACGAGACTGAATCAGACCCTGACTCTAAAGACAACTCAAAGACTGAAAAGAAACTACCTGCGATTGACCAAAAGCGTTTTAGTGCAGCAGTACAAGCCATTGCTAAAGGTGAGTTCACACGAGAGAAACTCGAATCATCCTTTGCATTAACTGAAGGTCAAATTGATATGCTTAACGCACTATGAAAGCTCTCAAGATTCGATGTTCTGCCATAGGAAAGATTATGGCAACACCACGCTCTAAAACGGAGCTACTATCCCAAACTGCTAAAACTTATATCCACGAACTCGTGCTACAAGAGAAATACGGCATCAGGAAGGAGTTTTCAAGCCGTTACACGGACAAAGGTAACGCAGTTGAGGATTTATCTATCTCGCTTGTCAATGATGTGTTAGATGTAAACTTTATCTATAAGAACGAGCAGTATTTCGAGAACGATTGGATAAAGGGAACACCTGACGTAAACACGGAGGATGTATTGCTTGACGTTAAAAGCTCTTGGGATGCTACTACCTTTCCGTTTTTTGATACCGAAATCCCTAATAAAGACTACTTTTATCAGTTACAGGGTTATATGTGGTTGACTGGCAAGCAGCAGTCAATGCTTTGCTACTGCCTTGTAGATACACCTATCGAAATGGTAGAGGACGAAATCAGGAGAGCGCATTGGAAGCTGCACAAGATTGATGAGGACTACGATTTGCGTGAGGAGATTCTGCGCAAACACGAATTTAGCCAAATCCCAAAGAACCGCAGAGTAAAAGTATTCTACGTACAAAAAGACGAAGCAGTCATTGAGCAAATCAAAGACCGTATAGAAGATTGCAGATTGTATTACGATACCTTAATGAAATTCCTATGAACCTGAAACTACAAGTAGAAGACCCGATTGTCCTAAAGGTGATGAGCAAGTTTTATGACCGCTCACAACGAGGAATAGAGAAGTACGGCACTATGCTAACACGAACTGATTTAGACTTCATTGACTGGGTTACTCACTTACAGGAGGAGATGTTAGATGCAGCGTTGTACTGCGAGCGACTAAAAGACGAATACAAAAAGAACCAAAAAGCCGCTTTAATTGAGTTGACCAATATGGAAAAGGATAAGGGGTAAAAGTTGCCACATATCTTAAAACGAAATGTAAAGAAATAAGGGATAGGCGCAACAACTCCCGTTTTCAATAGAACGCTGACGGCTCGGAAAGACGAGCATATTTTTGAACTAAACAACAAGAACAATGAAAGCAACACTACACTTTGACCACGACGAGAGGGAAGAGCTACAAGATGCGCTCGATGGATGGAAATGGAAGCAAATTTGTCACGAGCTTGACCAAGAAATGCGCTCGGTAGTTAAACACGGATACATTGGAAAGAAAGAGGCAACTGAAGCAGAAATGGAAGTAACTCACTATTGGAGAGATAAACTACGAGAATTAATAAACGAAGACAACCTAAATTTATGAGTCCTGAAAAAGAATACCTCGCAGCAATCTGCACAATGCTACTT